TCTAAATTCATTGATTAAATTAACTAATGCTTTCCCCAAAGCAATAGAATCTTGCATTCCAGCAACTTCAATGTTAGTTATATATTCATCTCTCATCATTATTTTAACATTGACTCCACAAACTTGACCAACCCATTCTCCGTAATTTGATCTATTGATTCCAAATCCATGTTGTCTAACTGTAAAACATCCTATAACTCCTTGTTTTAAGGCTGTTATTCTGCTTATTAGAGATGATTTGCGTTCTCCAGACAAATAGTCTCTGAATATTTCTAACTTGTGTAATTTGGGATGTATAGAGCTCATGGGCTGATTGAGAATATCTGACTCCAATAATAGATTATTTATTAATTTTTCCTTTTCAGATGATGAAAACCAAAAAGTTGATATAGCAAAGAATTCTGATCGCAATTTTAGGTGATCATCACTTTCTCTCAATGGAGTAACAATTTTAACATGTGGCCAATAAATTCTTGAAATAGTGTGTGATAAAGAGTTTGATTTTGAATTACTATCGTACAAAACAATGTTTCTTGTTCTCGTGTTAAGACTTTCTAAAAGTTGCTTGCATAACACAACATTTGTATTTAGATTTTTGCAAGTTTCATCTAACCCATCTTTTCCTGATTTTTTACTTAAAAATGGATACATTTCTGTTATAGATTCCCATCTTTCTCGTATTTGAGAGCTGCTTAATGTCACATGACCTAACCCTAACCAGACCTGTTTTGCTATGTCTATAATCGGTATATCATGTACTGGTTTTTCAAAAACACTTATTTTGTTTTTTGATGATTTTCTTATAATTACATCTTGAGTCAACATATTATTTGTCATGTAATGTATTGTCTTTAAAACTCTAGCAAATTCATTGTACAATGGAAATATTTGATATTCAGGTAGTTTATCAGACAGACCACTATATCTCAATGTTCTAGATAATTCTATTAAACTCATTTTCTCATCAAACTCAAAGCAGGACAAGCACTTTTCTGTCAATATATATGCTGATGAAGCCATCATTCTGAGGGTGGGAGAGACATTCGAAATGCTGTCTTTAACGCCTGATGAAAAAACTTTAAGAGTTAAATTTGGTTGGTCTTCTTTCCATGAAGTATGTCTTCCAAATATCAATTCTGGTTCATCTTCTATTTTAGCTAATGCAGTTTCTAGACTATCAATGGGCAATGAACTAACAAAAGTCTCAAAAATT